AATCTTAACGCCGCATGACATGTCGAAATATAAAGACATAACATGGGAAAATTATAACGTTGGCCAGGATACAAAACTCGATACTCTTTTAAGCGAGAGTTGGGAAACAAAACTAAAAGAGAATGTAAAAGCAGGTGGAACGAGTAAAATCATAGCTGAAACAGGCCCTCAAAAAACAATATCACGAATTAAATCCATTAACTTGGACGGACTTGACTATACACATCAAGAGGGAGTTGAAGAATATAACTCAAAATCTGAATTAGGAAAACTTTTAAAAGCTAATGGTTATGATTTTAAAGACGGTGAAAGGATTCGAGTGGAAGGTTGGGTCGCTGAATTAGGTGGTAAAACTATTTGGGGCGATATTATTGCCGCAGCCCCTGCAAAAGAACAAGATTTAAATCCGAATGAAACAAAGGATATTCCAGCTCAAAAAAATGCAAATGAACAATATCTCGAATTTAAAAAACGACATAATGTTTCAAAAGATTCCGCCAATAACTTGGCGACAGCGACAGCAATATTAGGAACGTTGGACTCACCGACGGATTCTTTAGGATTACTGCAAACTATCTTTCAGCCTCTTGCAAATATTACAGATAGAATGTTTGGTGACAGTGGGTTTGGAATTAAAATTAAAGAAGCGTTGCAGGGTGATAAAAACGCATTTAAAGTTCGAGAGGAAGTCGGCGCATTATTAAAGAATTTAATTCTTCCAAAATTAAAAGCTTTATATCCCGTATCCAATAAGGATGTTGTATTTCTAGAGGAATCACAGCCTAACTTATCGTCAAAATCATTCTTTAAATTATCATCATTCTATCAAGGCGTATATGGATTTGACGAATTAGTAGCTAAAGGAGTAAGAGAATGGGATAATGAACTTATAAAAAATAAAGAGACACCTGGGTGGTATTACTCCCAAAAAGGAGTAGAATTTGAAGGTACGACATATCGCTCAGCTATGGACTATGCAGAAGCATACGCAAAATCAGAAGCTACTAAATTATATCAAGAAGCTCTTAAAGGTGATGATGGTGATAAAATCAGGGATGTGGCTGCTTTATATGGATATAAGGATGCTAACAGTCCACTTATGAAACAAGTTCTAAAGCTTGGCATTATAAATTATGTTAATTCAGAAGAGTCAAGAGCAGGACAAGCAGAAGAAATTGCAAAACTTAATTATAGTTCATTAAATACATTATTTAAACAATCAACAGCAGAAGGTAGTCCTATATTTACTCAACAAAGAGACCTAGCAACTGCAATTATGGGTAAGCGATTTGCTATTGATCAGTTATATAGAATAATGGTAGGGAAAGGTTATGATGAAGAAAAAATAGACAAGAATTTAGGTCCACAAATTGAGGATTTTGAAAGTGCGTATGGAATAACATATGCAGCAGATTATAATAATCCAGCGTGGCTTGGAGTAGAAAAAAATCCAGAGAGTTATTACAGTTGGATCCTTAATGATGATTTAGGAGGCTTTTAATGGTTGACTTTACTGATTCAGGTCTTAATATAGAATTACTTGATGATGACGTTAAAGCGTTATTGGAAGGTACTGCAGTAGAAGATGCTGAGGTACTTGAAACTGAAGGAGATATACAAACACAGAGAGAAATTAACGCAGAGACACTTAAAGAAGAATGGGGTCTTTCCCTTGATGCAATGGAAAAGGGAGTAAAGCTTCAAGATGAAAGATTGAAAACAGGGAAAAAAGATTTTTATACTGATGTCTATGAAACGATAATAAAGTCTAATCCATCATTAAATGACCTTGTTGTTCAAAACGCACAACAAATAGGATTTAACAAAAGAGGTGAGGGAGGAACTCCTGACTACTATAATGAAGAGGATTTAATAGAATCCTATACGATGCTAACGGATAAGATGTACGATACAAGTCCTGAAATTCAACAAAAATATGCAACTTGGGATGAAGGTATGAGGGAGAATATTCCTCCCCTAGAGGCGATGTTAATAGGAGGAATCGATGATACTTTGGCGATGGACATTGGACCAAGATTTGTTGTGGAATTACTGGGACCGAGTCAAGATATAGAGTTGAAAAAAAGTTTAGTTCGTGCAGTTATTGAACGAGCTAATCCTGACGTTGATCCTGCTAATATAAAAGTAGGAACGTTTGCAGAACTTTCTCCAACATATAAAGGAAAAGATAAAGATAAATTAGCTTATAGAATTGGAGCAAAGGAAGTTCAGCCCGTTAATGTTCCTGGAATGGATACAAAAGACTTGGCGATGGTTTTTAGAGAAGCCCCGGGAGTTGTAATGAGTATTATAGGAGGATGGGCTGGAAGTCCGGGCGGTATTGCTGGAAGTGCATATGGAGCAGCAAAAATGGCTGCACTTGCAGAAGTAGTTACAAATTCAATAGGATTTGCATATTCCCTTCAAGCAAGTGATGGGGAGATTACTCCAGAAAAATTAGAAACTTTTATATATGATGCATTACAAGATGCTGCTTTAATCGCAGGATTAGAAGGATCATTCGGTATAATAATTCCAGGACTGGCACGAGTCATAAAAAGAACGGTAGCTTGGAAGAAATTGCCACCCAAATCAATGATAAAAGGATTTGATGAATGGAAAGCTGCGGGTGGAAAAGTTGACAATGAGAGTGTAGCTAAACTTAATAAAATGTTAAAACAGGAATTAGGGAAGAATGCCCCTCAAATAGATATTAGTATTCTTCAAGCCTTTAAAGGTGGGGCGTTACCAATCACTAAAAAAGCATTGTCATTACAATCAACTAAAGGAATTACCAAAGTGGAATTGGCTCAAACTAAAATTATTAAAGAAACATCTGACGCCTTTCAACAAATAATGCAAAAAACAGGTGCGGCAAAACATGGAGAAGCAATTACTGATGTACCAACCTTTACACAAAGCCCTAAACTTTTATTTGGAAGTGATATGATTACTGTCGCTAACAACATTACGAAAAAGCAGTTAGCACAATCTGATAGCTTATTTACAAATCCTTTTGACGAACTTAATATGATATTAAAACAGCTTGATAACGCAGGAACTAATCCTAAAGCAGTTTTTAATCCTAATCTGATTGGTAAAGCTGGAACTGAATTTTATATAGAAGCCATTGAAAAGGGAAATAAAGAAATCCTGGATCTCTTTACGAGTGCGGGAATAAAATTAGATGATCCATTAATTAAACCTGATCAATTTAGGTCTCAAGCTTATGCATTTTTAGGGGCATTAAGAAAAGGGTTTTTCAAAAATATGGATAAACCGCAAAGGGAAGCTCTTGAACAAATCATTAAGGACGTATCCGTCTTTACGAAAGGAACACCTGGTAAGGGAAAACTTAAAACATTTTCTTATAATGAACTTGATAGTTTATTAAATCAATTAAATGATATTATTGATAATCCAACTATGTATGGCGCACTCGCTAAAAAGAATAAAGCTGGAGTTTTGGCAGGAAAATTGCGTAAGGATATGTATAAAGGCATTGAAAGAGAATTTGCTAAAAAACTAGGATCGAAAGAAAAAGGACTTGAAGCTTTTACAAAATGGATGAATATTCGTTCTCAATTAAAAACAATGAATGAGTTTAGAAATGGTAAATTATTACAAAAAGTATTAAACGTTAATGAAGTAGGCGTTACTACAACGAGTGAAAATTTATGGCGTGGACTAATAGAATCACCATCTGGAAAAAAACAACTCATGCAAATCGCTCATTTATTCGATACACTTCCCCAATTAAGTGCTCAAAAATCAATTTTTAAAGAAGCTGTATTAGGGGACTTACATCGAATATTAAGGGGGGAGACAGGGGACTTACTAGAGCAATCAATTAAAAATAAAGATTTTAAAAAAGTTAATCAGCTATTTAGAACATGGATTGAAAAAAATGGAGATGTCGCCCAAAGATTTTTCGAGCCTAAGGAATGGGCAAATATTAAGAAGGGCGGCATAAAGGCAGTTGATCAATTAAAGAAATTTACTGAATCAAGAGCAAAATTAGTAGATTATTTAAAGGGATATTCCATCAAAATTAGTGCGTGGGATAATCAAGCAATTTACGATAACTTTAAAAAAAATCCTGACTTATTATCTAAATTTCTTAAAGACGGAGTTGATGGTAACTACTTCGATAAAAATACCATTAAGAATTTTAAAAAATATTCCGCAATGCGATTTAACGATTTAACGTTAAAGAACGCAGGGGAAGGGATATATCTTTATGATCCTAAATCTTTACGAAAAGAAGTAATAGAAAATAACGAATTTTATAGAACTGTTTTTGGGGAATCTTGGTTGAAAAACGCAGAAGAAGTTACTTCTTTTATGGATAAATATTATAGCCCTGCCATTATGGAAAGTATGACACAAAATGAGCCTATTAGACGGGCAGTTCAAAATATATTCTTAGGACAGCTTGATAGAAAAAGAACTTTTATTCGTGGCTTTATAAATTTATTAGGGATTCTTGATGCTAGGGATTTCGCAAGATTTCTTGATTATAAAACATTTAAAGAGGGGTATAAATGGGCGCATTTAAGTCCAACTTCAATGAACTTGTCCCAAGTTTTAGAGTCCTCTTCTTCTGGTTATTTCAGGGGCCATGATGAGGATCGTGCCCAAATGACATCTTCAGTAGCTAATGCTAGTGCTTCAGTAGCAGGAACAGCTGCACTGGGTGCACAGAGTTTATTTAATGTCGCAAAAGATGTAATAGGAGTAGGAGGGCCAGCTCCGTGAACGAATTAAATACACAACTGGCGGTGCATGAGGCGCAGGAAATGGAGAAGTGGAAACGCCAGAACGAAATTAATGAGAGTTTAAAAGAATTGGTCGAAAAGAATACTGAAGCGATAAACAGTTTGAATGTAACGATAGCGAACAGCAAGGGAACATTGAAAGCTTTAGGTATCATCAGTTTGATAGTAGGTATAATAATAGCTATATCAAACCTATCATGGCCGAAATAAGCAAGAGTAGACTAGGACGAGTAGCTGAACATTACGCAATCCAATGGCTGTTGAATCAAGGCCATCAAGTCTTTTATAACGTTCATCATACGGGGCCCATTGATTTAATCATATTAGAAGATGAGAAGCTCATTCCCATTGATGTCAAGACAGAAAGCCATAGAAAGAATAAGAATCTTAAAGAATATCAAACAAAAATTTTTAGAAGCCTTACGCAAAGGCAGAAAAAGCTTGGAGTTCGTATATTATATGTGGATATAAATAATAAATGTTACTGGGGTAAATCTGTTAAAGATGACTGAAGTATGGTATAAACTTCTAAACAAAGGAGGTTTCATATGAAGCTTTTAAAAGACCTTTGGGCACATCTAAAGGAATGGAGTGACTGGGGAATGAAAGACTGGATTAAAGCTGGTATCGTAACGATAGTTGTTCTGTTTATCTTATGGAAAATGACAGGCGGAGGAGCATAGTTACATGCTTCAATTCTTATTAAAACCTTTACTCGGCGTCGCCGGCGACGCCGTTAAGGGCTTTATTCAAACGAAAAAGGCGAAAGCGAAACAGAAAATAACAGAGATTAATGCCATTACAACTTTGCGTGAAAAGCAAATCGCAGGTGAAGTATCGTGGGAGGCGTCTGCTGTTGACCAAATGAAAGGGTCATGGAAGGATGAACTTATTTTAATCGTCCTATTGGTCCCTGCCGTTTTGGTGTTCGTGCCTGGAATGACGGAGCATGTGGAACGAGGTTTTATTGCATTACAGAAGCTTCCTGACTATTATAAGCATTTACTTTATATTGCCTGTAGCGCAAGTTTTGGCATAAAAGGAGTTGGATCAGCGGTTAAGTTCTTTCAGAAAAAATGATTAAGCCCGAAAATCTGGATAAGTGGAGAATATTCCCTCGCCTATTAATTACGTTATATGGCGTGGCTTTTTGGAGAACAACAGAGTGGTTTATGCAACTCCCTGATCCTACTAACGCCCAGTCAGCTTTTGTGTCAGTAGTCGTTGGTGCGGGAGCGGCGTGGTTTGGCTTATATGTTGGAGGAAGCAAACAAGCTTCAGTAAAAGTGGTGAATAAGGAATGAACCTAGAACAACGGATCAAGCAACATGAGGGCTTTAGAAATGCAGTATATGAAGACACTCTTGGAAAACGAACAGTAGGTTGGGGCCATTTATGCCGTGCTGATGAAACTTGGGAAGATGATATGGAATATTCTAAGGATGTTCTTCAGCATTATTTTGACATTGACTTTGATATTGCTATTGCTGGTGGTGATAAGTTGTGTGGTAATATGGGTTTGCCTGAGAGAATTGAAGAGGTGGTTATTGAGATGTGTTTCCAGTTGGGGGTAAACGGGGTTTCAAAATTTAAAAAAATGTTGAAAGCTCTGCAAGTTAAGAATTATCGAGTGGCTTCGATTGAGATGCTGGACTCCCGATGGGCGAAACAAACTCCCGAACGGGCTAAAGAATTAAGTGAAACTGTAAGGCGTGAAAATGAAAAAGTCTAATCCCGTAGCGAAAGAGTTAAGAACACCTAAATATAAGCAACGATCCATTAAAAGTAAAAAAGTTTATGATAGAAAAAATATGTCAAAAGCATGGGATGAGTATGC